ACCTGCGGCCTTACCTTGAGAAGGTCCCTTCATGATTTCTTGAGTAGGATCTAGGAACATTAGTTTATCTACAGATGTATAATGTAGCCATTCCTGTGGGTCAAAGCCTGATGGTATTAGAGCTGCGTTTACTGCAGTTGCTGTACCCTTGAAGGTAGCAATTTCTAGTTCTCTTTTCCAGAACCCAATATCATATGCATAATCAAACGGCTTTAGGAGATCCATCATAGACTGGATCTTGTAGCCATTTGTATTCATGGTAACGCCAACGATTGGTGGCATTCCAGAAGATAGATTAGTAAGAGACTTAATAGAGTGCTCTACTGGCTGCATTTTTACATAGACATCAGATCCGATCTTTGTCCCTCGTAGCCATTCGTTAATCCACATGTATGTAACTACCTCCCCCTCTTCTTCTTTGGGAACGTAATGCTCATTTACATATGTAATTTGCTCGTCGCCAAACTCATCTAGATACTTGAGTCTACCAATCTTTCTGCGGGATCTCCAGAATACTGTAACAACTCTGAGCTCTCCGTCTTCATTATAGTCTCCCCCAAAGGCATATTTCTGGAGGTTAGATGGAGACATTAGTCGGATTGTATCGTCGTCTGATGATCCGATATCACTACCAGTAATACCGTTAGTATCATTTACAAGTATTGCTGCCGAGCCTCTATTAGACATAGCATAGTCCAGACCATAGTCTGAGCCGTACTGTACTCTTCTTTCTAGTTTCTTTACGTCCTTATCACTAAGCTCATCCCAGTAGTCATCGATAATCTGTCCTACTGAATGGTAGTCATACAGAACGATGATGTCTTTGTCATGGAGGTATAGAGAGTTACCACCGCCTGCAGTAAATACTTTCCTAGGGTCTACCCGTCTCATGACTGGCTTGCCTCCTAGTACATCCATATACATGACCTGCTCCCCTGCTATGAGAAGATCTTCGAATGTTCTAGTAAAGGTAAAGTCGAAATTGTTTTGTATAGACTCTTTCTTGAGAATAGAGTTTGCAGTTTGCTCTGCAATATCTTGGAAGTCGTATCTAGCGTACTCGTCTATTTCTTTGACTAGTTTCTGGATCTCTTCTTCCCCAATCTCGGGATTGGCTAGACTTTCTGCTACTCTTTCCAGCAATTTTCGTTTTAGGGCTTCTTCTTTACGAGTATTGCCGTCTGTATCTGAGGAAGAAATGTAGGCTCGGAAGTCATGTTTGCGTCCAATGTAATCACCTATAAGAAGGTCGATCTTAGCGTTGCCGATACCTATGTGCTGGAACTTTGCGGGGAACTTATCAATGTCTAGCTGGCCTGGGTTGATATACTTTTGAAAGTTGCGTATATCTACAATGTTGGAACGTAAGTTAAAGTTCTCTGTTTTATTACCGTACTCGTTACGGTAGAACTCATTGTGGCCGATTAGCTTTTCTGCGTAGTCAATATTGCTCTTATACCACTTTTCGTTTTTCTTCGACTCTGGGAGCTTTTGATTAGGATAGTTATAACCTGATTTATAGTCCGAAGAAAGACTCTCTCCAGTGTATTTACCTTCAGCCATTAATGCATTTCTTTTAATTATGCAAATTTAGATAAAATCTTTCGGATCTTGCCAATCAAATCTTTTTTTGGGCAGTAATCCTCTCTTTGCAAAGTAGTTTGACTCTAAAAAGCTAACTTTTGCTTCTGACATTTCCGTTTTGACCTTATGAAGTGTCTCTTCGTACCAGAAAAGCATAATTAACGCAGATACACGGTCAAAGTTTCCTTTTTTGTTCCAGGAGATAAGCTCTTTTAAAATAGCTGGAGAGTATATTGTGTTTAGCATTAGTTTCTCTGACTCTGGGTTGATAGGACTGAGTAGCCACGAAGAAATATAGTCTATACCTGTATCATTGATTCTACCGGAGTTGAATATACCTTTAGATGTATTAGTCCCTGGACGGTAAGTATCAGAGTTTCTAAGCTGGTAAGGGGTTTCTGCTAGTAGATAGGAAGCATTATGCTGAACAAAGTAGTTGAACAGTCCAATAAAGTTCTGCTCGTACATAGCTGTAGCCTTGTAGAACATTAGTAGTCTTCGACAAACCTCGTAGAAATACTTAGGGTCATCTGTACGTCCTGTGTATTCTGCTACTATGGTTCTTGTAACTCTATCAAAGACAATGATGGACGGGAGAGAGGACGTAGTTGCTCTAGCTTTGTCTACTACGTCGATACCAGCAATATACCTGTTGGTAATTACCGTATCATCCTCATCTCTCCTCGGCATCTGAAATATTTCTATCAAACCTTTCTTGTCCTCGTACTTATCTAGTGGGAAAGATCTGATTGGAGTCTTGTCCTGTACTGTATCAAAGTACAGGTCTGATTTATCATCAAACTTTAGCCATCCTTTGTAGGATGCATCAGAGAATCTTTTAAGTTTTCCGCCCAGTACTTCTGCCAGCTGATCTTTTAGTAGTACAGTCGGGAATCGAGTACCCTCTGTTACAAGGAATGCTTCGGAAGGATACAGGGGGTTGTTAATGATATGGACCTGGTATCTAGTTAGGTCTTTCTTCTTACCCTCCCGTATCTCTGCCTCTTCTGCGTTAGCTGTATACGTATCAGTAACTAGGTTCGGCCCTTTCTTATGCTGGTTACGAGTCTTGATTACAGGTACGAAGTACCCGATAGTACCTCTGGACTCAAACTCATCCTCGAATACCAGACAGTTATACTGGTCTGGATTACGGAACACGTTCTCTGCAAATAGTACAGAACCTCCTCTGGTAAAACCACCAGTACCTAGCATCCAGATTACCTGACGCTTAAACATCTTAGATGCCTCCGCTCCTTCTAAAGCACCGATTGTTTCTACAAGTATGTCAAAGAAGCCAACCTCATCCAGCATTACTAGGTTAGGACGACCTGCGTTACCTGCAAGTGGGTTGTTCTTAAATGTTCTATGATACAGGTAAGATCCGTCTACGTTCTTAAGGAACGAACCTTCTCTTTTAGATCCCGACCAAGATTTATATAGTGGACTAGGAAAAACAGTAGACTCATATTCAAACTCTCCAGGTAGGTTAGTTATACCAAACAGTATTTTATCTAGAAGCGGGCCAGACCATTTAGCATCGATTGCGCCTACGACGGTATCTGAGGTAAGAGGTTGCCTGCTTTTCTTTGCTTTTAGATACTCATCATAGGATATGGCTCCACCTGTTAGCCAGTTGTGTGCTCCAATACCAGCAGACCCGTAGGACTTACCTCCACCACGGGCTTGGATAGAGATTAGGTTCTTTGCTGAGTTTTGGTATAATGGTTTTCCTAGATTATCCTCATGGATAGTACGTAGGTACAGCCTGGCATCTACGTACTCCTTCTCTAGGTCTTCTTTGTTTATTACGCCTAAGTTGATGTATTGCTCCATCATGTTTAGACGTTCTATCCTTTCACGGTCTGGTCCTAGGAATCTATTACATGTGTAGTTCTTGTCGTTCTCGAAACCTGAGAATCCTCTACATTCTTCGTACAACAGAAACAACTCCCAATCTATATCACGCAGCCAAGGTCTACCTGGTTTTTGTGCAAGAGTCTTCGGGTCTTCCACAAGTATATTATGAAAGTTGACATAATAGTACAAAGGGCCGGGAATCCATTTACCAGATTCCCAATGCCCTTCGATTATTCTTCTCTTCTGCTGTTTCCAGAAGTCTCGATACTCATAGCGGTCAGCTATAGGATGGAGGCTAGGGATCTCAGGCAGAATAAAAGAAGAGTTATTTACTGTTGTCCAAAAGTCCATTAGTCTTCTACAGGAACTAGTGGGTTACGAATCTCAGTAACAAGTTTATCGTAAGCTGCATACTCATCCTCTGCTGTGATAATCTTCTCACCTAGGTCCGGGTGAGAGAACTTCCAGGTCTTGTCTTCATTACTAGTCAAGTCCCAGTCTTTGAGAATAAGATTAATCTTAAAGAATGTACCTGATTCTTTTTCGATAAAGTACTCTCCAATTAGATGGCCGTATTTGTTGTCAAAGTCCTCCTGTGAGTACTTGATCTCGTCATCTGTTGGGATGTCCAACTGGTTAAGAGTAAGTACAAATAGATTCTCCATTGCTTGGAACTGTTGGTTCAGCATCTGAAGAGAACTAAATACAAGCTGGAAGTTTTTATCTGCTTCTTGCTTGTTGTTGTTAATCTTCTGAAGAGTCAACTGGTGACTGTGATGATTTGGATTGCTCATAGCTTTTATATTTCGCCCGACTCTGACAGGCTTAGGTTTTGTGAATTAGAGTTTTCTTCTGTTTGTAGCTCCTCACATACTTTCTGGTAATCCTTGTAGATAGAGTATGTGTTCTTATGGAGTTTATCTAGATCATTACCTGTATCTAGATTATAGTCTTGTTGTTTCAGATACGCTGAACGCTTACGAATCATGTCATCCCAATCTACTAGTGCACGTTGGGCTTCTGTAAGCATTGCATTCTTGTACTCCTCTAGATCTACTGAGGTTGATTTAAGTTCCCAGTCCCAAGTCTTAGGGAGTAACCCCTTTACGTTGTCTAGTTTATTAGGGTCATGGTACATCATAGACTTAGGATGGCAGACTAAATGTAGCGCCCACATGATTTTAGACGATTTGTTCTTTGTCTTAGCCTTGTCTTCTTTGTAGTATTTAG